AGTTCCACTTTGGTCTGGGGTCATAATCTCAACAGCAGCATTTCCAGCCAACCTTAAATTACCTGTTCCAGTCACTCCATTATCTTTAATAATAGAGTTACTACCATCATGATAAATCTGTAGGTCATCAGACGCACCAAACTTCGCCTTGTCATTGTCACTAAAGCTAATGTCATTACCGTTAGTCTCAAGTTCTCCTCCTAACTGAGGAGTAAGATCCTGATTAACTGAGGAATGAGAGAGAGCGCCTACAATAGTATCTAAGGAGATCTTCTTAGACACACCTCCTTCATTAACTAAGAGTTCCTCATTACCAGAAGCAGTTATTACCTCTGTTAATTCTGATATTTTTTTAGTTGCCATTCACTTATACCCTGATTAGAAAATTAAAGTTACCGTCTTCTGTAGTGAGAAGATCATTATTCTCCATTACCCACTCGTGTACATATGTATGCTCTTTGTTAGCATCAACTAAAGAAATTTCTTCTTCTGGTTGCTTTCTAGTATGTAAGATGAGAGCTAGACGTTGTTCGCCCCACCTCTTAGTACCATTAGAAGGACGACGGCCTGATACTGATTTACCTTTGTATGTAGTATGTCTGGGACGTTTAGCCATAGTTATAATACCACTCCAAATTCTTTATTACGTTTCTCAACGACTCTCAGGAGACGCTGACGTTCTTTATCTAGTAAACGCTCTAAGGATATCTTATCTATGATATTATGCCCTTCATGGGTCTTAGAACGCTTTACTGGACCCTTAGGAGCCTCTGGTGTCTTACCTGAGCTAGGAGCCTTCTGTAGGCTCTCAGCAGCTTTCCTGAACATACCCATAGGTAACTCAGGTGCGATAGTAGTAGGAATATCACCAGACTCATGCTTCTCAGACTTCTTTACTATTCCCCTGTGTTCTTTAGGGGAATCTTCCATAGACATCTCAGTCACTGGATCTAGTACGTCCATCAGACCTTCTAGATCTTCAGTCTCAGAAGGTTCTAGAGAGTTCTCAGATAAGAAGTCCTCTAGTTCTTCAGGAGTATGTTCTGGGTTATGTTCTTGGAATGCTTTGGTTAGTAACTCATTATACATCTTCAGTAGTGTATTTCTGATATTATCTAACTCTAGATCTAAGATACTAGCCATATTATCCCTGAACCTCTGCTTCTAATAGAGCGACCTTAGCAGTTAGTTCTTGTATTGCTTTAATTAGAGGAGCTACGAACTCAGTATAGCGTAAGCCGTGTGCGTCATTCTCTTCATTGTAGATGTAACCAGCGAAGTCCTTACCCCCTAATGTCTCCTTAACATCCTGAGCAATCATTCCGTAGTGTGTACGTACATTACCCTCACCGATGAATGTATAAGAAACAGGATTTAGGTCATTGATGAAGTCGAGTCCTAAGTCACTATCTAAGATATCCTCTTTATTGTTTCTATCTGATGTCTGGATGACGCCATTAGTAGCATATACATCATCCCATCTGCTGCCAGAAGCCCCTAAATCATAGGCATCATTAGCTGTAGGACATACCTTACCAGTTACCAAGATGCCCTCTACAGAAGTCTTTAGGCTCTCATACTGTGAATGCTGACTAGCAGCATATAAGGTAACGTCACCCGTCCCCTGACTGAAAGAAGCTAATGTCTTACCGAAGCTATTATTTATGTTTATACTATAACTAGGGGCAGCCGTCTTTAAGAAGAGATGACTAGAATCAGACGAGATAACATTACCCCCTGTGGTAGAGGCATCTAATGAGAAACCAATAGTATCTCCTATCTGAAGTTTACTACCTCTGGTATATGTCTGTGATGCTGTCCAAGTCTGCGCTGCCCCTAATTTAGCTGGAGTATAGGGAAGCGCAGCATTAACTGTCCCTTCGTAGTCTACTTTATCTAGCTCCAAAGGATTACTTGATACCGAAGAACCTTGTCCTCTATCTATTCCCATTTCTGTATTATCTCCGAGATACGATTGACTGACCGAAGTACATTCCTACTACAGCCATGATTGCATGGGGTAGCCATTCAGGAGTAACCATTCCTTCTAAGGATATCCATTCTGTAGCTGTATTAGTGAAGTCTAAGAATAAGAACTTAAATCCTTCAGTTACTTCTACAGGAACTACAGTATTAAATCCCAACACTGGAGCAAGAAGGATGAATCCCGCCATCCCCATGAAAGACACAACGAGGAATCTCCTGATCCACTGAGCATTTGGATTCTGATGTAGCCTTGCATTCTGTATACTATCCTCTGAGGCCGAGAATTGGCTCATGAGCTGTTTCTGTTGTTCAGCCTTATCCTGCTGTGACTGTGACCACATCTTCATCACAGCGCCTCCTAAGACGCTTAGAATCATAGTGATAGCTTCTAAGGGTAATCCAAACATAGTATTACTAACCCTCTCGTTTAGCTAGTTGTTGTTTCATCTGTTTAACCCTCTTACGTTCCCAAGTCAACCAAGTACCAGTAAATGCTGGATCAGAGGGATCTAGGGATACTTTAACAGGGACGATAATTAGATGCGCATCGGCTCTACATACTTTACATTGTTTCGCTTTATTACGATCAAGCATAGGACATAAGTGATCTGTTACGTGTTCTTGTTCACACTTATAAGAGTAGATGGGCATATAATTTCCAGTTATTGAAGGAGGAGAGTAAAAGCCCCTATTCACTTAGGGGCTTTATATGCTACCTAGTTAAGTCTAGGTAGAAGGTACTAAGATGCTTACACCAGCGTTATCACGCAACTCTTTAACACCGTAGATGGTGTCAGCGGTGAACAAGTCACCTAAGTATTGCTGTTGATACTGAGTCTGTGAGCGTACACCCATTTGTTCAGCCAACACAAGTGCATCTTTATGTAGCATAACGCCTACACGATTAGAACCTGAAGTAGGGCAGTTACTAGAGACGAATACGTCTACACCGTAAATCTGACCAATCTTACCAGTCTTGATAGCATCACCGTTACCGATATACTGCTGTTCAGTGAAGCGGTTAATGCCCAATAGGTCATTAGCAGCTACAGGTGGGATAACCAAAGCACGATTGTCCATAGGAACATCGTTGTTATCTAGAGTAAGGATGAACTTACGGATACCTGCATCAGTGATATCGGCAGAAGAACCGCCACCATCACCACCTAACTGAGTGCCACCATTCAAAGCAGACACTAGACCAAATAGGTCAGAATCTACTTGAGTGGCTAACGCATAACCAGCATCTTCAGTATAGAACTTACGCATAGAGGATAGAGCCTGTACTTCAGCGATATCTTCAATCAAAGTTGAATACTCATAGTGCTTGTCGATAGTTACAATTACTTCACTGTGTGAAGGTGCATTCAAAGTTACTTGAGTGCTTGCAGCTTTAGCGTTAGCAGCGCCACGAGCAGGAGCAGGAATATGGATGGAATCACCCTTCTTGCCCATGTGCTTCATGTTTGTTACTAGATTAGCTAGTACAAGGTTCTTCTTGTAGCCAGCGATTACTTCGTCAGACCAAATCTCTGGAATAAACTTCGCAGCAGTTGTGGTCGTATTGTGGTTAGTTCCTAATGCCATTTTGATTAACTCCTAATATGTAATCTTATTTGACTCGACCTTCTGCGTAGGCTTGGTAGATTTCATCTGCCAGTGCATCATATCGCATAGGGTCAGTTTGTTTTAAACGAATGAGGTCAGATCTACGGTAAATCTTCTTACCTCCAATGGACTCTCCAGATGACCTACTCTCCGCTTTGCCTGATTTAAGTGCTTTTGCTTTAGATTCTTTTTGGTTGCTCTGTTCTTCTCGTGTATTAGAGATGAGCTTACGCTCTTTCCAATTACTGAGTAGTTCATTAGCAGCATCTAGATCATAGGCATTTGCTTCCTCAAATAGACGTACACGGATTTTACTCTGGCTAACCCACTCCTGAAACTCTTTAGATTCTACAACCTGTTGAGCATCTGGATGTTGCTGATTTAAACTCTGAACGGTAGCTTCTTGCTGTCGCTGTTGAGTTTGTTTTTCAGCTTCCTTAAACTTAGGGTGATTCTCAATCTCTCGTCTGATTGCCGCTTGAGGGTCTTCAAAGAAATCAGTCTCTTCCTCTTGTTCTTGGACGTTCTGTTGATTTGCCTGAATCTGGGTCTTTAGGAACTCATCAGATAGTTTACGTAGTTCTCCGATCTCTTGCCCCTTACGTCCTAACTCCTTTTCGAGTTCTGAGTAAGAGTTCACGATATCTTCGACTGATTTACCTTGAAACTTACTAGGTAATTCATACTCTGATTGTGTTTGTTCTTCTTCTGTAGTTTCGATAGCACCTGTACCCATATCGGAGGTGGTATCTTCTACTGATTCTAAAGTTTCCATTTCTGGGTCAACTATAATGCTATTTACCATAGTGGTATTCTCCGTCTATACTTAAATAGATTGTGGAGTTAATAAAAATGACACAGGCTCTTATTATGAGTTGTCCGTATCGGTTAGTTTAGTCTGTTCCTCTAATGTAATGACCATGTTGAGGATAGACAATTGCCCTTTAACTAAGTAGAGGGACTTCTCATCATCAATAGCTGATACATTATCTAAGGATTCAGCCATCAGGGTTAGTTCTTCAACTAAATCCTTCCAGCCATCTACCTCAAATAACCTATATCGACTATCAAAGAACTCTTTATCAGTCTTCATCTCTTACTTCTCCATAGCCCTACGTGCATTGGCTAGGTTAAGCATTGTTTCAGACTGTAAGTGAGACATCTCTGGGATATTCCGCAATGTCTCTGCTTCAATATTAGTGACTTCTGCTGATTTCTTCTGTAAATCTACTGCTTTCTTCTGTAGATCTAAGATACGATCCATTGCATCAGTCTCGTTAGGTACTTTAGAGGCTGCTTCAGCTTGCTTCTTATAGGCATCTGCTAGTGTCTCTTGTACTTTAGCACCTGTAAGCTGTACATCTGCCTGTTTACCTTGCATATCTAGCTGCATAGCCTGTTGCTGCATCTCTTGTTCTTGTGGGTTAGGCTGCATCATCTGCTGAACTGCTTGCATCATTTGCTCACGGTTATTTAAGCTACTATTTTCGAATACAGACATCAATAAGAGGTTAAATGCTTGTGATTCAGGGGGTAACATAGACATTAACTGAATAGTCTGTGTCATCTCTAGCTCTTTAGCCATGATACCCATAGTAGAATAAGGTACAAACTTATAGTCTAGTACAGGATAACGCTCATCATCGAACTGCATCTTACGCCATACAGCTTTCTCGATGAAGGGGATCATAAAGTCAGACTGGAAGTTGGCTAGGGTACGCTTCTGACGCTTAATAGAAGCTGCCTGAAGCATAGACATCCCAGAAGCAGTACCATTACGTGCATTGGCCTGTGGGCTAGTCGCTGAATCCATAGCACCTGTTGCCATTTGGATCATACGCTCTAGTTCAGCAGACTCTTGGAAGGTATGCGCCTGTAGATTACCGAAGTTAAACGGTTGGATTACAGTACGTGGGTCGCCGTTAGTCAGGATAGTCTTACCAGCCTTAACTTCTAGCTTAGTACCACGAGGGATACGTGTAGCATCCATAGCCATCATAGGGTGTGTAGTCAATGCTAGGGCATCAATACGACCACGTAGCTCTGCATCTAGGGCTTTCTGAGGGTTATATCCCTTCTCACATACACCACGACCCCAGAACTTATTAGGTACACGATCATGTTGATATGCAATGAAAGGACGATCCTTCATCAAGTAAGGATTCGCTTCTGCCCTGAGGACAATCGAGTCATTGGCTAATGTAACTACAGCCTCTACTAACTCATCTGTATCATAATCAAACTCAGTACCTGAGGTAGCGTCTTTAACTAGATAGCGTTTAGGCACTAGACCCCAATACTCAGTGATCTTGACTCGATCATCCTCTGATCCACCATTGTGATTATTCTCTGGATCAAACCCGAAGTCGTGAACTCCGATACTCGTTGCACCTAATGCAACATCACGATAAGTACCTGCTTCAATGCCCATAACAACGTGGTAGCGGGGTTTAATAACCTCCTGCGCTACACCTAACGCTGTGTCTATGGACAAGGCAGCAGGATCAATTATAAATTCTTTAGGGGAGACAGCCTCTAGTGGAACTGCCATACGTGCTACTTCTACGATCTCACGGGCTGAAGTTAGAGTACCTTCTACTGGTTTCTCTACTGGTACACGGTCTGTAGTCTCTTCTACGAGGATCTTAGCGATACCCGTACCGTAGATAGCACCATTAAGGAAAACCTCACAGATAGCAGGTTTGGCCCCATCACGCTCTAGGTCTTCTTGTATGACATTACGTAAGTA